TGCCTTTGTCTGTAACTTTGGCGGGAAACGTATTTAACGCAGCGGGCAAATTGGTGCAATTGGATGGCAATTTAAAACTGCCTGCTGTCGATGGATCTAACTTAACAAATTTACCTTCCGGCAATTCGGTGGGTGGTAATCTATACTTATTTTATAACTACTAAAATGCCAGCAAATACATCACCCATATTCGCACTATCACCAGAACTTTCATTTGCAACAGTTACTGATGCGACAACCGACAGAACAGGTGCAACGATGACAAACACCGTCACCCTTTTAACTGCTGCAACCAACGGCACGAAGATTACGCAGATTGGTGCAAAGGTTGCTGGAACAAATACCGCAACTTTGGTTTTGATTTTTGTGAGTGATTCAAGCGGTGCGAACTTTAAGTTGTTTGATGAAATTTCACTTGCTCCAATTACTGGGACAACTACAACAACATCACAAAGAGCAGTTACTGCTTACTCAGATTTGCAGTTGAAAGCTGGGCAAGTCGTGAAGGTCGGCATCACGGTTGCAACTACCGATGGTGTAAATTGTTTTGCAATAAAAGGAGATTATTGAGATGCCTGACTTTGGAATCTTTCGTGGATTTGCTGACAAATTGTTCGGTGACAAGTTGGTCGCTGGGCAGTTGCCTACATTTTTAGGATTGATTGGTAGTATAGGGGTCGGATTTAATAGTATTTTTTGGAATAATCAATCACAATTTTGGAACAATATAAACGAAACTTGGAACTAATATGGGGACTTCTTTAATAAATACCAAACCACAAGACACTTATCCGGGGTTAATAAAAACCACGGACAATGCTGCAATATCTGCTACCCTTAAAACTTTGTCAGATGGAAACGGAAACGATTTCCCAATGCAAATCAGCACAACTGCTGTCAACTTTACGGGAACACTTACACAAAATGGATCACCTGTAACTACTCCGCCATCAGGTGTATCGGGTGCAATTCAGTTCAGCAATGGAAGTGCGTTTGCAAGTGATGCGACAAACTTGTTTTGGGATGACACAAACAATCGTTTAGGGGTTGGGACAAATGCCCCAAGTGCAACCGCTCATTTCAAAGGCAGCGGCTCAACATCCGCCACAACAGCTCTTTTGGTGCAGAATAGTGCAGGAACAAATGCTTTACAAATCAGAGACGACAGAGTGACAAATTTTGAAGTGCCTATAAGCATTAACGGTTGGAATTTAATTAGTGCAGATGCCAAAATCGGGATTACTCCATATAGCTCTTCGCTCGGAACTTTGTTCAATAGCACAACCACAAATGGCGGTAGTTATTTACCGTGTACTTTTTGGATAAGCAATTTCTTTATTGAAGGAACTGGAGGCACTCAAATTGCAAATTCAACTGGCGGCATTAATGCTTCTGCAAAATTACAAGTCGATTCAACAACAAAAGGATTTCTACCACCCCGAATGACAACAACAGAACGCAACGCAATTGCATCACCAGCCGCAGGATTAATGATTTACAACACAACAACCGCAAAGTTGAATGTATACACAACTGCGTGGGAAGCAATAACATCACTATAAATATATGAAAGCAATTAAATTGAATACAAGCGTAAACCTAACGAGCGGTTTATCAATCCCTTCAGGTTCAGTAGTCGTAATCGCAGAAGGTTATGCCGATGTAAAATCACAAAAAGACGGAATCATCCCCGCCCAAATCGCAACATTTGTTTTTGCAAGTGTTCAAGCATTGGCAGAAGGCAAAGCCCCGATTCAAGGGATTCAAGATTTTAACACCACTTTTACAGGATTGGAATTAAGCGTTACAGATTACGAAACATTAGCAGCAGAAACCCTTTTAATCAATGCGGTTTACTCTGCGTTAAATGCAATTTACCCCGCGCAGGTTGAAGTTGTAACGATTTAATTTTTTTTTGAGCAATGACGGCACCGAAAGTAAAACCCAATGCGCTACCTGTTAGCTTTGACCAATTCCGTAAAAATCCTGTTGCTGCCGTGGCTTTTTGTATGCTGTTGGCTGTTAGTTATTTGTATATGGACTTGCGTTCGGGCTACAAAGAACAGATTGAAAAGAGTAATCAAAAAATTGATGCCTTGGATTTAAAGATTGACCGTCTCAGCTACGCGTTGAAAAAATCAGATAGCGCACTGGCTGCCGCCATTACTGAAATACGCATAATGAATACAATGAAAAAACTATGAAACACTTAACTTTGATTTTTGCAGCGTGTTTATTTGTTAGCATCGTTGCTGTACCTACAGAAAAAGCCAAGGCGGTGCCAGTGGATGAAGTCGAGGCGATGCTGGGCAAGATTACAAAAAATCTGCAAGCCGCATCTGTTGCAACTGCCGAGGCGAAAGCAATGGGGGAGGCAATGGTTGAGAGTAAGGTAGCGGAAAAGCAAGCGCTCAAAGAGGCCGTAGTTGAAGCTACAACCAAAGCCCAGGTGTTTGAATTGAAGGCGGAAAAGTATGCCACCACAATGCGGATCATGGGGGTGGATACTGCACTGGCTGAAATGGACACGCTGAGTCTAAACAATATGCTAAAACTAAACGGGTTGTAATGGCAAAGGCGAGCGCATCCGTAGGTAAATGGCAACCAAAGCCCAAGCGTAAAAACAAGGGCGTACATTCAAAAAATAACAAGCCACTCAAAAAATACAGAGGACAAGGACGATGAAAAAGATACTCGAAATATTTAAGGGCGATAACGGCCAACTTTCTAGCAAGCGCTTTGTGGGGATCATTGGCGCTTTTGTTCTGTTTGGCACGATGGCACACAACTCAATGAGCCCGCAGGAGATTGCACCCAGTGCGGAATTGGTGGCGGCCGTTGAGTGGGTTACAATTTTAACCCTCGGCTTTACTTCTGTCGATAAGTTTAGCGGCAAAAAGGGTGAGCAAGAGTAACCTTACCATACTGCTGTTGGTCCTGCTAGTTTTTGGCGGGATGGCTTACGTGGAATTTGCGGTACCAAAACGCGAGCGGGTAGTGCACGGCCCTGCGATTAGGATTGTTGAAAAAGACCTCGATACACTCTATCAAATCCGCCTGAAATACAAAGCCCTGCACGATACACAAATTGTAATTAATGAAAAATATGATACGCTCTATATTGCTCTTAATGGTGATACTTCTTGCGGCACCACATTGCGCCTTATCGCAATGCACCGACAGCTCGACAGTCTCGGCAAATAATTACTATCTGCTGAAGGGCGCAGAAGCCCGCGAGAATCTGGCGTTGTGTGTGGAATATCGGAAGGTGGATGCGGAGGTGATTGCGCAACAGGATAAGATACAGGCGAAGTTATTGGATGAGTTGCAAAAGCGTGATCAGAAATACCACCGCCTTCGCCGCACAACTTATGCAATTGCAGCCGTCTTTTTATTAACTTTGATTTTATGAATATAGCAGTATTAAAGGCCACTATGGCCGCCAAAAAATATGCCTTCTTTGAGGATGGCGAGTACAATTTGAACATCATCGGGATCCGTAATAGTTCCACTGGCAACAAAGTTACCAACGCCTTTGATGATAAGCTTGTGGTTGCTTACAAAATACAAAACACTTGGGTAGTAAAAGAATGGGCTGCCACAACCGATAACGGCGGCGGGACTGCTCGCTTGGTTGCAAATCAGTATCGCGGATCTCACGCCATTGGATTGCACCAGGGAAAGTATGAGGCGCTCAAACAATGCGGCCCTGTAACTGTGTACCGGGATTACACCAAAGACGGGATTTATCAAATGGATAAAACCGAAACAGGCGTTTTTGGAATCAATATACACAAGGCTGGAGTTGACAGTGCCCGCGTCGATGACTGGAGCCACGGCTGCCAAGTGTTCAAACGCGTTGCAGATTTCAACGAGTTTATGGCATTAGCAAAAAAAGCGGCCACCATTCACGGCAACCGCTTCACATATACTTTGCTTGAATCTAAGGATTTGGTTCAGCCGTTGGGTTAATTAGTTTAGCGTTGATCGCTGCAACCCCTGCAGGCTCTTCGTGTTGAATATCCACAACCTCCTCAACGCTGTGCATCCCCATTGTAATTTCGGGGGCGTAGAGACGGCCAAAGAAAGCGGCGGCCCTGTAGCGCATCATTAGCTCGGGCATTGTTTTCCATTTGCTGCCCACCTTGCTCACCCACCCCTCAGCGTTTGCCATTGCCATCGTAACGGCGGGGCCTTCTACGGTCTCGCCTGTTGCCTTTTCGGTTGCAACTGCCTTAATACCTTTTTCAAGATCGCCAACAAAGCGCAGGGCGGTGAACTTTCCGCAGCCGTTTATTGCAGCGATCACGAATGTACTGGACCAACTTGGGCGTCCGTGAATGATGTGCAGATTTTGCATAACCATAAGCGGAGATGCTCCGATGCGGTTTGCAATTTCCAAGGCTACCAAAGTATTGGCTACATTGCCTTTGTATTGTTGTGGTACCAAGTCGGAGGCGCTCAGGGCTTTTGCTTGGCGTTGGGCCAACTCAAAGCTGCTGAGTGGCGCGGGGTTTGTTTCTGTTATTTCTGTGCTCATAAAATTACCTTTGTTACTATTTCACTATATCCGTGCCATATGTTCGACTTCTTGCAAAAGCCGTAGGTCATTAAATTTTTTTTGTATTTCTGTCTGGCTTCCTTTAGATCCTCGTTGCCGATAAAATACCACCCAACTAAATAGGGCGGGTGCTTTTCAACAGCCACAAAAAAGAAACCGTTGCAGGGCTTTCCTGTGGCTTCCTCGAGCCCATCGGAATAGAATGCAGCCTGCACGTCGTAGCGGTACTTTTTAACGCTTTGAGCGAAGCCTCTGGGGCTTGCGTCCTCTGTTGTTTTGAGATCAATAATAACGTTGTCAGGCGTCAACCAATCGGGGCGAGCCTTACAATCAATTTCCGTCTCTTCATCATTCCAGTAAATGGGTTGCTCGGCGATTCCGTCTTTGAGTAAGTACTGCGCCGTCCGATGACCTCGCACGCTTTCCATTATACGCTCAACCATTGTAGCGCTTTCTGCATCCAGTGGGATGAGCCCCTTTGAGTGCTCGAGAAAGTTGGCCCAGGTTTCTTTGCCTTCCTTTGTGCGTCGGTCGCAATGAGGGGCAACGGCATAGCGTTTGCCGAACTCAGCGGGCTCAAATACTGCACAATGAGCAGCGGAGCCAATGATTAGCGCAGGGGTTTCTTTTTGCGGTGAGGCGTTGGGGTTTAGATAGCGCTCGTAATAAAGTGCCGGGGCGCGATTAATTAGGTCGAGGCCGCTCTTTGAGACGCGGCTAATGTCTGTGTGGTACTGCATAACATTTGCAAATTTATCGCTTTTTTTGTAAATTTGTAGCATATGGAAAAAAATATCGTAACTGATTTAAAAATTAAGGCAATCCAAAAGGGCGTAACCCTCACAAAACTTTGCGCACTTGCAGGCGTGAATCGGTGCGTCTTAACTCACTGGTCAAGAAAGGAGCCGAAGAGCTTAGAAACGTTGAGGAAATTGCAGGATAAACTCGCAGAACTTTGATTATATTTGCGCCGTTAGTGTGGTGCTAACTGCCTCGGGTTTCGGCTCGGGGCATTTTTTTTTCAAATTTATTTTGTTTTGTGGATAATGCCTTTATATTTGCAACCACATAGCACCACATTTATGAGTTTAGATATTATTTACCCGATCATTTTAGCGCCTGCTACCATTGCGGTGGCCTATTGCGCTCACGTAATCCGCCGCAACAAAAAGCGCAGAATTGAAACCCCTGAAGCCGAGCCGTACAAATTTGAGCGCGATGAATTTCGCCCAGAGTTTGATGAGTTTACGCAGATGCTTGTGCAGCGACGTATGTATAAGGGGAGGGGCGACAAATGAGCCTTCGCACCACCATGCTCTGCTTTGCGCAGGCCCTGCTGATTACCTATGCAGGATTTGTATTTGTATCGGGTCAATTTAACCCGTTGACGTGGCCAGAGAACGCTCGCTTTTCTTTTATGCTTTGCGTGGCCGCCCTTTATGTTTTAAACCTAGTAATCAAAAACGATAATTCAAAATGATAATTGAAATCTTAACCGCAGCAACAGCCGCCAGCACGATCGTGCTCGGGCTTGCCATTAACGCCTCACGCGCTCAGGTGCGCGGATTGGGCAGGGAGTTAAACCGCAAAACTTTGCAATATGCCAAGCAATCCACCAAACTGCTCGACCTGCAAGCTGAAGCCAGAGCAGAAAAAGACAAAGCAAAAACGTGGGAAGAGCGCGGGACCTATGCAGTCCAACGCTACCTCATTGCTGAGAATGATTTGGCAGCAGCGTTGCAGAAATTGTTTGCACTGGAAGCAAAGGAGTCAATCAGAAGAGAGCAGGCGAGGATTAGAAAAGCAAGGCACAGAGCTAAAAAGAAAGGGATGGGGCAATGACAAACAATAAACAACAGACGGTAGTGGAGTGGTTGCAATCCATAGAACTTCAAAGAGATTTAACCCTTGCAGATTGGGCACAAGCCAAAGAAATGGAAAAGGAAAGGATGATTGAATTTGCGAACAATTGCATAAAACAAATTGAGGTAAGTGATACCTGTGAATTATTAATGGTAGAAAGTCCAAAAGATTTATACGAACAAACCTACGGAGGAGGTGAGTAATGATTGACCTACCAGAACAAACGATCTCCCTGCACATTTACAATGCCTGTTTTATGATCACCAACATCGAAGAGCGGGATAAACTGAGGGAGTACATTAAGATTGCCGAGCAATACGAACTATCACGACATTCAATAATAAAGCCAAATGATTACAGACTATTTACAACTATACAGCAGAGCACGCAGGGAGAATAAAGAGCTACAAATGCGCATCCTGCAAATGACATCCAAATATGAGGCCGAGGTAGTAAGGTTGAAAAACGAACTGCTGCGCCCACAGGTGAAATTTACCAGCAAAATGGATGACTTCGCCAAGGTTATGCAATCAGTTTGCATTGCCTGCGATGTAACCCCTGCGCAATTGTTAAGCACTTCCAGGGAAGGCGACATTAAGGATGCCCGGCATATGTTGGTTTACATTCTGCGCCAGCACTACGCCCTAAGATATTCGGAGATTGGCCGCAGGTTGGGGCGTGATCACTCTACCGCGATTAACAGTTACCAAAGAATGTCGGAGTTTTTGGAATACGATAAATCAGTGCAAAAGATTTACAACACAGTAAAGGAGCTGCTCGGAATATGCAACTAAGGCCGTACCAATTGACTGCTGTCGATGAGATCCGCGGGGCTTTTAAGGAGGCTAAGCGGGTTGTGCTATGCCTTCCCACTGGAGCGGGCAAGACGGTTGTATTTTCGGAGATCGTGCGTAGGGTATTGGAAAAGGGGCGCAGGGTGGCAATCGTAACCCATCGCAGGGAGTTGCTCAGCCAAGCGGGCAAACTAAACCGCTGCGACATACTTATGGTTGAGACGCTAAACAATCAAATAAAGCGCGGGGTTGTGGATCTCAGCAGTTACGATTTGCTCGTTATTGATGAGGCGCACATTGGCAACTTTCGCAAAATTCTGGAGGGGTTTGAGGGCTTTGTGATCGGCGCGACTGCGACGCCTGTAAGTAAGCCACCTATGGCGCAAAGCTACGGCAAACTGATTAACTCGGTAGGGATTGGTGAACTGATCGCTCAGGGCTATCTCTGCAATCCAATCACCTACGCGATGCACCCAGTGGACACTTCAAAGATTGCCAGCAGAATGGGCGAATTTACAGCGCAGGGGTTGGATGACGCTTTTAATCGCCCCAAGGTTTACGAGGGAGTTGTGCAGGAATTTTGCAAGCGTTGGAGGGATAAAAAGGCGATTGTTTTTTGCGTGAACATTGAGGCGAGTATAAACACGGCCGAGGCTTTCGCCAAGGAGTTGGGGGTTGGTAGGGTTTATTGCGTTCACTCAAAACTAAGCGCATACGAACGAGCCGATTTAATACAGGATTTTATAACGAGCAAATACGGAATCCTCGTTAACTGCGGAATAGCAACCACTGGCTTCGACTGCCCAGATATTGAGGTGGTTGTTGTGAACAGGGCTACCAAATCCGTAGCGCTTTGGCTTCAAATGGTGGGGCGTGGATCGCGGCCGACGGCGAGTAAAAAAGAGTTCACTATCCTCGATTTTGGCGAGAATGTGCACCGCTTAGGATTCTGGCAGGAGGCACGAGATTGGGGCAAGGCATTCGCTGGAATGGAGCAAAAGAAAGGCCAAGGCGTGGCGCCTGTTAAGGATTGCCCCTGCTGCGGTGCTGTGCTCTACGCATCCGCTCGATTCTGTGAGTTTTGCGGTGAGGCATTTGCTACCGAAAAGAAGGCCGAGCGCGGTAGTCTGGAATTGATGGCGTACGAAAAGCTCAACGGCCGATATCTGTTTGAGATTGCCAAAACGCCTGCGGATCTATGGGAACTCAAAAGCCGTAAAAACTACAAGCAGGCATTTATTGAGCGGGTATTGTATTACGCCAATTACAGCGAGTTGAGGCGGTTTTGGGATGCAAAAGGCTACACGCAAGGCTATACCAATCGCAGGGAGCGAGAATTTGCCGAAGGTGGCGCAGTTAAAAACTTTATAGTAAAATTATGAGAATAGACTTCAAAGGCTACACGCCGAAACAATATGCCGTTTTGATTATGCGGCAGGATCTAAAGTATTCAATTAGGGAAATTTCAGAGCGGTTGGGTTACAGCCAGTCGGGTGTTAGGTACATTTTAAGTATGAAGAAATGAAAACATTTGTAATAACAGTTGAAATCGAGCACACCGATAAAAGCTACAACAGCACCGAAATACAGGAATTTATCCAGGGAATCAGTTTGCCTGAAGCGCAATGGGTGAAAGTTATGAAAAAGGCGTTTAAAGAGACAACACTTGGCCATAACGCTTTTGGGATTGAGGTAACTTATGCAATAAAGGAATGAAACGGAAACGATGGACCCAAGCTGAAACGGCAGAATTTGTGCAGCTGTACCCAACTACAATGGCAAAAGATTTGGCCGAGCGATTCGGTTGCTCAGTTGCGCAGATCTACCACAAACAGCAAAATACTGGCGTTAACAAAAGCACAGACTTTTTGCACCAATACTACAAGGCCAATTTCAAAGGGCACCCGGCGACCCAATTTAAAAAGGGTATGACAAGCTGGAACAAGGGTACAAAAGGCGTAGTTACTGGTGGATTTGAAACCCAATTTAAGAAAGGGCAAAACCCGCACAATACAAAGCCCATGGGCTACCGAAGCACCCGCGATGGGTATATGGTTGAAAAGACGGCCAACGGCTTTAAAATGGTGCACGTATTGATGTGGGAATCAATTAACGGCCCAGTGCCAAAAGGTATGTTTGTGGTGTTTAAAGACCGCAACAAAGCCAACATCGCACTAGACAATCTTGAGCTCATCGACCGCCACGAACATATGAGGCGCAACAACATCAAAAACTTGCCCGAGGAATTGAGGGAAGTATTAAGCATTAAAAGAAGTATCACAAGACAAATTAACAAACTAGAAAAAAATGGCACGCAACAAAATTAATGATCTACGCGATCACCTATTTGAAACCCTGGAACGCCTTAAGGATGGCGATATTGACATAGCAACGGCGAAAGCAATGGCCGACGTGGGACAGGTTATTATAAACTCGGCAAAGATTGAAATTGATTTCATCCGCGCCACTGGATCTACAAAAGACTCGGGATTTATTAAGTTGGGCGATGGTAATGAGAAGTTGTTATGAGTAAACCAACACACGCACGGATCGCCCACGTTGAAGTAACAGAGAACGGAATTTTAATTAAGGCAATTCACTTACACGATGATCAGGGCGAGTATATTCGCGACGCTAAACTAAACGGGCAACTACTTTGCACGCTTACCGAGCACCTGCTTAAAATTACAATATGCAAATAACCTACCTGCCGAATATAAGACAGTCGGCAAAGCACCACACTATCCAAATTGCTGATTATTTCGCCCTCGTGCGCTCTGGTCAGCATTTGGCACTTATTGAAGCGTACAGGAACACTAAAGCGTTGAGTAAGGATGAGCAGGCCGAGGCAAAGCAACGGATTCCAGCGGTTACGATTTCGGGGGTGTTTAAAGACAACGTAAGCAACGCAAACCTTACTCAACACTCAGGGCTAATTTGTATTGATTTTGACGCTGTAGACAATGTGGCCCGGCTAAAGGATGAACTGGCCAAAGATCCCTATACATTTGCCGCTTTGCTGTCTGTTTCAGGTAATGGATTGGCGGCACTCGTTAAGATTGAGCCAGACAAACACCTTGACGCGTTCAATGGATTAAAACAATACTATTTCAAGAACTACGGGCAACTGATTGATCAGAGTTGCAAGAATGTGAGCCGTCTGCGATTCCTTTCGTATGACCCCTTACTTTATGTCAACGAGCAAAGCAAGACGTTTAAGGAGTACCCAAAAAAGGAAGCCAAGCCAAAGCAAGTGCACACTGTGCTCACAGGCAATGAATTTGATGAATTGATTGATAGGATTTGCCGGGGCGGTTATGATCTAACAGAGGGCGCTTACAAAAACTATCTCGACATCGGCTTTGCACTGGCTTCAGAGTTTGGAGAGCGAGGTAGGGAGTATTTCCACGCGGTTGCGGGCCAAAATAGCAAATACGACCATATTAAGGCCGATAAGCAGTTTACCTATTGTTTGCGAGATACTGGGCCGATAAAAATAGGAATAGCAACTTTTTACTATTACGCTAAACAGTCGGGGGTTGAGTTGAAAAGCCAGCAGGCTGTGAAGTTGGAGAACATTGCAAAAATGGCCAAAAAGCAAGGGCGTGCTCAGGAGTCAGTTGTTGAGATTGCGCGGTTGAGTGGAATGGATGTTGAAAAGGCCACAGAGACCGCCGCCGCAGTATTCGAGGCCAATGTTTCGCTGCAGCTTACAGGACAGACGCCCGTCGCGTTATGCCAGTTGTATCTTCAAAACAACCACCAACTGCACTACAACACGATCACCGCAGATATTGAGGACCGCTCAATACTGTTTAACTCCAAGCCCAAGATTTTGGACGATATGGCACTAAATACGATGTATTTGAAATTTTCAGAATTAACAGATAACAAAATATCATTTGAGTTTTTTTGCCGTGTGATCTATTCCGAAATGACTCGATATTATAACCCATTCGAGGACTTTTTAAAGGCGAATGAGTCGGTACAGCGCAGCCAGCAAATTATCGATGAGTTGGCGGCTTGCATTGAAACCACCACGCCGCACGTTGCCAAATACTTAACGCACTGGGGCGTTGGAATGATTGCCAGCGTTTACGGCCATACTTCGCCCCTGGTGTTGGTATTGGCAGGCGAGCGCCAAAATACGGGTAAAACTGAGTTTTTCCGCAGGCTACTACCCAAACCACTCGCCAACTATTACGCCGAGTCTAAATTGGATGGGGGAAAGGATGACGATATCCTGCTGACAAAAAAACTGATCATCATGGATGATGAATTTGGCGGTAAATCAAAGTTTGAGGCCAAACGATTTAAGGAGTTGACCAGTAAGGCGTCATTCTCAATTCGCTTGCCTTATGGGCGCACTCACCGAGATTTGAAGCGCCTCGCCGTCTTAGCAGGAACTACCAACGACCTGGGCCTTATCTCAGATCCAACAGGCAACCGCCGAATCCTGCCTATTAATGTGCTTGGCATTGATCACGCACGATACAACAGCATTGATAAAACGGCCCTATTCATGGCCTTTTACGACCTCTACCAATCAGGGTTCAATTGGCACCTTTCGAGTGAGGATATACTGCAACTAAACGAAAATAGTAGTGAATTTAATGCAATTAATTTTGAAGCGGAATTAATAAACCAATATTTTAGAGTACCGCAAAATGGCGATTATTGCGATTATTTAACAAATACCGAATTGAAAATATATCTCGAGGTAAACAGCCAACAGCGGATTTTTGACACTCGAAAGTTGGGGATGGAAATGAAAAATTTGGGTTTTGAACAGGTAAGAAGGAAGGTAAACGGCTCAACAATGCGCTGCTATGCGGTTGTAAAAGTGAACAGACAATGAAAAACGCATTTTCTCTGTACACCTTTTTTCTCAATGTTTTCGCGGGTTTGCGTCTCGGGTGTACAGAGAGCCACGCAAAAAACATAACTTCCCTAGAAAATATTATTCTCAATTTCCATTTTTTTTATTTTGTAGTTCTAGAAAAGTCTTTGACTTTCAGTGTACACCTGTACACCTTTTGCCCTCAGCCCTTGCTACCATTGGCCGCAATCGGTGTACAGAGAGCTTTTTTTCTCTGTACACCTCTGTACACCGCCCTATTTTGTAACTTTGCTAATATATGACTGAGGATAAAATACAGCAGGAAATTATAATGTATTATAAAAACTATTTTCAAATAAAATATAAGAGTTGTTTAATCTTTAGCATCCCTAACGGAGGGCTCAGAGATAAGCGCACGGCCATGCTCATGAAGGCCACAGGATTAACACCAGGGGCCAGTGATCTAATTGTGATATACTTTGGTAAGTTGCTATTCGTTGAAGTCAAGACATCGACAGGCACGCAATCAGAAGAGCAGAAAGTATTTGCTGAGCGTGTTAGAGACTGTGGCTTTGATTATCATTTGGTAAGATCATTGCTAGACTTTAAACTGTTACTCACATGCCAACAATAAACAAGCCTAAGCAAGGAGGCAAGAAGCCAAGGCAATACGTTAAGGGGTCATACATAGAGCCGCGCTATAATACCCAGCATTGGCGCAACCTTCGCGCTTCAGTGTTGCAAACCTCACCATTGTGCAAAGCGTGTGAGTCTGTTGGATTAATTACATTGGCTCAGATGGTGGATCACATTGAGCCAGTGCGATTGGGTGGTGAGTTTTGGGACGCCGATAACTTGCAACCGTTGTGCAATTCCTGCCACGCAAGCAAGAGCGCCAAGGAGCGCAACCTCGACCCGTATGGGGGTTAAAATCTTTATACAGGACCCGCAAAACCGCAGGCCTTCCTTTTCTTCACACCCGTGCAGAAATAGATTTGCAAATTTTAACGTATATTTGTAAATATGAAAGGGAGGCCACGCAAACCTGTCGAATTGAAGAAGTTAGAGGGCACTTACCAACCTTGCCGAAACCTCGAGCAGCCGATGCTCGTTGAGTTGAGTGTTGGAGTTCCACAACCACCCGCTCACCTGAACCCGTTGGGATTTGAGTATTGGGATATCACGTGCAAGGAGTTATTGAATAACAATTTACTGGCAGGGGCCGACCTTGGATTAGTTGCCGGGTACTGCAATGAGTTGGGTTTGTATAAGTCAGCGTGTGAAATGACTGAAAAGGAGGGCGTCGTAATTGTAAACCGTTTTGGTGATCAGTGCGTAAATCCTTGGTACAGCGTGCGCAGTGCTGCATTGAAGCAAGCCACGCAGATGGGGCAGTTGTTTGGAATCACACCAAGCGCCCGGGCAAGAATTGAAACGGGCAACGTTAAGCCAGCGAGTAAATTAGAATTATTAAGAAAACCAAAAACCGCATAACATGAAAAAAACAGTTAACAAAGCAACGCACAAAGCAGCCTTTGAAACGGCGCACGTTGAATATGAAGGTAGGGAGTACAGGATTGAACAGCGAGGCCACCAATTTGTGATCACCATGGACCAAGGCAGCGGATTCCGTGAGTGTGGCAAGTTTGGTTTGTGGGATGAGGCGTTTGTGTATCGCAACTTGAAACTAGCTGAAGAGGCAAAGGCCATTTTTGAAAGCCAGTGCAAAAAGTTGAAAAGTATATAAGCGACGTACAATCTGGCGCGGTGCCAGTTTGTGAACACGTGCGCAATGCCGTCGATAGATACGTGGCGGATCGTGCAGCGGGTTGGGGATTCTCTGATACCTACGCTTTGCATGCCATTGAATTTATTGAGCAGCTCGAGCACAGCACGGGCGAATATGCTGGCAAGCCGTTTGAGTTGGAGCCATGGCAGGCTTTTATAATTTGGAATCTGTTTGGTTTTTTGAACGAGGACGGATCTAGGCGTTTTACGCGGGCTTATGTTGAGGTGCCTCGAAAAAATGGCAAATCTACCTTTTCCTCGGCGATTATGCTTTACGGGTTAATTGCAGATGATGAATCTGCGGCGCAGGTTTACAGCGCGGCCACGAAGTTAGACCAGGCGATGATGGTATTTGGCGAGTCTGTTAGGGTTTGCCAAAATCTGCCCTGGTTGAATGAGGCGCTTACCGTTAACAACTCTGTAAACAATCGGCGCATACTTTACGGGCAATCGATATACAAACCGCTCGAGTGGAATCCAGGCAAGCAGGACGGACTCAATGCGCACTTTTGTTGCATTGATGAATACCACGCCCATCCAAATGATGAGCTCTACAACGTAATCCGAAACTCAATGGGGGCAAGGCGGCAGCCGTTGCTGTTTACCATTACTACGGCGGGCTTTAATCGTGAGGCACCCTGTTATAAACACCGACAGTACTGCGCAGGGGTGTTGAGTGGCAATATAAAAGATGATGCTTTGTTTTCGGTGATCTATACATTGGATGAGGGCGATGATTGGACGGACCCGGCAGTATGGGCCAAAGCAAATCCAAACTGGGGTATTTCTGTAAACCCGCGCCAACTTGAGCAAGGATTGACTGAGGCCAAGGAGTTCGTGCACAAGGAAGTTGAATTTAAAACCAAACTGCTAAACGTTTGGACCGATACGGCAATGACTTGGATAAGTGATAGTGACTGGAAAGCCTGCGATGGATTGGATGATCTTGAAGGCGCTTTGTGTTATGGCGGATTGGATTTGGCAAGCACTGGGGACTTTTGCGCATTTAGTTTGTACTTCCCAGAATTTCACGCGATTCGCTCATGGTATTGGTTGCCTGTTGAAACGGCCTATAAAAGAAAGGACGCCGCAGGGCAATCGATCAGACAGTGGGCAGCCGATGGGCACATTGAGTTAACGGACGGAAACGTAACTGATTACGCTTTTATTAAGGCGCGGGTTATTCAGTTGGCGCAGCAGTACGACATAAAAGATATTGCTTTTGACCGATTCAACTCTTCGCAGTTGGTGATTGAGCTACAAAATGAGGGCCTCCAAATGTTCCCCTTCGGCCAAGGCTTTGTATCAATGTCGGCACCCACCAAAGAACTGGAGCGATTGACAAAGGATAAACAATTAAGGCACGCGGGCAATCCCGTTACGCGTTGGATGATGGGCAACATAATGCTGCGCACAGATCCCGCGGGCAACATTAAAATAGACAAAGCGAAGTCGGGCGATAAAGTCGATGGGCCTGTTTCGATAGTTATGGCATTGGGCACTTGCATGCAGGATGCCGCAAAAGAAAAAGAATCAGATTTTTGGTTTGTAAGCTTATGAAATTTTTGGATGACTACATGCAGGAATATTACAACAACCTACCGAGATATCGGACCTATGAGGATGCCTACAACGCAACCGAGGAAAAGTATTTTGGAAAGTTTGGCGTGCGTCGGTACAAAAACTACGATGTATTCAGGGCAGCGCTCAGCAGGTGGTTGGCACAGGGGCGTAATAAGTAATTTGTTAACGTGAGTAATTTAGGGCAGTTGTAATTTGCGGGCGATGAATCTAAAATTCTGGCAGCCAAAAAGAGCGGAGAAGCGCAGTAGCTTATCGCAGCCAACTGATTGGCTAGTGAATACTTTACAAAATGTTTTCGGATATCAAACAAAAAGCGGTCAGGCGGTTAATGATCGCACGGCGTTATCTATTGCGTCGGTGCACGCGTGCGTTAGAGTTATTGCAGACGGTATTGCGGGGCTATCTTTAAAGTTGTATAAAGACGATGGCACCAATCGCGAGCAGGTTGTAATCCATTACGCCACTGCATTGGTAAACGAGCCAAATCCCTATCAGACCAAATACGATTTTACCAAATACATGGTGAGCCACTTGGCGCTGAAGGGCAACGCCTACGCTTTTATCAATCGTGACAGCAGATATTTGGGCATTGAGTTGCACCCGATTGCACCTGATTACGTTCAGCCAATTATGCAGGATGGCCAATTGTTTTACAAAGTGAATCGAAAAGGATTCCCTGGCATGATCCCAGCGGCCGACATGTTGCACTTTAAAGGGCTTTGCGGTGATGATCCGCTTGTGGGTTTGTCTCCAATCGTGGTGCACGCCGAAACCTTGGGTATTGATTTGGCAGCTATTAGCCAGAGCGCTGGCGTCTACAAAAATGGAGTATTGAAATTTTTGTTAACATCGGATGCGCAGATTAAACCCGAGCAGGCAGTTCCATTAAAGAAATCGCTTGACGATGTAATAGACGGTGCAAGCCGTAGCACTGTGCTACCCAACGGCATCAAGATGGAAAAATTGAGCCTATCGCCAGAAGAGGCGCAGTATTTGGAAACCCGCAAATTTTCGGCCGAGGAAATCGCCCGCATTTTTGGGGTGCCCGCTTCTATGATTGGCGCAAAGGACGGCATCAAATCCAGCGTCGAGCAGGAGTATCAAGATTTTTATGCTCGCACTTTGGCATCCTATGCAATTAACATCGAGCAGGAAATGGCCCGCAAGCTGTTGACAGAGAACGACAAGCTAACATATTATTTTAAATTTAATTTCAACTCACTATTGAGAGCCTCCGCCAATGAGCGCGCTGACTATTACAATAAAGGCATTCGCGGCGGTTGGCTTTCACGCAATGAGGCCCGCATGTTTGAAGATGCAAACGGATTTAATGGAGGCGATGAATATTTGATCGAATCCAATTTGATGCCGTCTAGCAAAATCGATGAATACATGGACGCCAAAATTGCGCAACTAATGAGCACCGCCGACAAAAACAACAACCCAGAGGGCACAAATAATAACGAAGTAATCTAATGAAACAAGAAAGGCGCACATTTACGGGCACCGTCCACACCAGGTCAGAAGGCGAAGGCATGCCAAAAGAAATTGGCGGCATTGCTGCTGTCATTAATTCCGCTACGGATCTCGGATATTTTGAGGAGGTTATTTTGCCGGGGGCGTTTGACAATGCTCTGTCTAAAGATTACGACATTCGTTGTTTGTTCAATCACGAAGCCGAGTTGATTTTGGGACGCACCAAGGCAAACACCTGCAAAGTGTTTGTAAATGGCGACGGCAATCTTGAATACACGTGGATTCCCGATTATGAGAATCCAACACATATGAGCGTTGTGCGTTCTATTATGCGCGGCGATATTACACAGAGCTCATTTGCGTTCACCATCAAAGAACAAATGTGGAGCGAGTCAGAAAAGTACGGATCTATGGGCAAGCGCACAATCAAAGTAATTGAGGATTTGTATGATGTTAGCCCTGTAACTTATCCCGCTTACGCTGACACTGAAGCCGACGCCCGTAGCATTGTTGCTATGCGTGATCAGGAGCAAGAAATCGAAGAGGCCAAAAGAAGCCAAGCCTCTGCCGATGTTATTAAATTGGCTTTATTGAGATACCAAAACCTTTAAACAAAAAACAAAATCATGAATAAAATTAAAGCATTGAAAGAAGAGCGTGGACGTTTGCTCGGCGAATTGTCTACCTTGCAAACCACAATCGAAAAAGAAGCCCGTTCTATGGCTGATTCAGAAACCAACCGCTTGAGCGAAATCGAGGCCCGTTTGGGCGCGATTAAGGCTGAGGTTGAAACCTTGGAAAAGTTGCAAAACCTTGCAGCCCAAGCCGCTGGCCACGTTGCTAGCCGTAGCGAAGAAAAAGAAAAGGCCGACATGGCTAAAGAGTACAGCTTTAAGCGCGCTATTGATATGGCTATTTCTGGCCGTCGCGAAGGTGTTGAAGGCGAATTTTCTGCCTTGGCTTCTAGCGAGTACCAGCGTAGCGGTGTAAGCGTAAGCGCTCACTCTATGAAAATCCCTTCTGAAGTTTTCAAACGTGATATGACTGCTACCGGTGGTTCTTCTGGCTCTGAAGGTGGTGTAAACGTTCAAACTTCTGTTGGTTCTATCATTGATGTATTGTTGCCAAAAACTGTATTGCGCGGTTTGGGTGTTCAGCAATTGAGCGGATTGGTTGGTAACTTGGATATGCCTACAGCCAGCACTGTGCCTTCTGCAGGTTGGAATACTGAAAACGGTTCAGCTACTGAAAAGAGCCCCGCTTTCAGCAAAATCACTTTCAGCCCTAAGCGTTTGGCCGCTTACATTCAGGTATCAAACCAGTTGATGTTGCAATCTAGCAACTCAATCGACGCTTATGTGCGTAACTGGTTGCTTAACGCCATGGCTCAATCTTTGGAAACTGCTGCTATCAAAGGTGGTGGATCTAACGAGCCTACCGGTATCATTGCAAATGCCAACGTAAACGTAACTTTCGCAGGTGGTGCATCTTCTAACAGCACAAACGCAAACGGAATCGCTCCAGTATGGGCCGACGTTGTTAACTTGATGAAGGCTGTAGAAAACGCAAACGGCGAGGGTGTTGCTTACTTAACTAACCCTAAAGTAAAAGCCGCTTTGCAAACTATTCCTCGCCAAGCTTCAGGTGTTGAAGGTAACTTCATTTGGCCTGCAGGTGGTGCTGAATTGAACGGTTACAACGTAGCCACTTCAACTTTGGTTCCTAGCAACTTGACCAAAGGAACTAGCTCAACTTTGTCTGCAATGATCTTCGGAGATTTCAGCAAAATGGCTATCGCTTCTTGGGGTGGCATGGAGTTGACAGTTGACCCTTATAGCGGTGCAACTGCTGGCTTGACTAACGTTGTTTTGAATGCTTACTTAGATTGCAACTTGTTGCAGCCTACTGCCTTCGCAGTTTGTAAGGACATCGTAGCCTAATGAATTGACCGCTTGGGGTCATTAAAGTACCAAGTGCCGGGGGTGATCTTGACTGCATCGCCCCTGGGCCAATATGAAAGTGAGATTTACAGCAAACCCTACAGGCCAATTTAATTTAAGTTACAACGTAGGCGAGGAAGTAATAATGGAAACCAAGCAGGCCATGCTCTTAATTGAGGCGGGGGTTGCTGAAGAGATTGCAGTATTGACACCAGCCAAGCCTAGTAAAAAGGCAAAGCCAGTAAACCCTGAAACCGAACTAGACGCCGAATAAAATGTTTGTTAGCCGTAGATATACCGCCTTCGCAAATGCCGCTACTGATTACCTCAGTTTGGCAGATGCAAAAACCCATTTAAGGGTTACAAGTTCCTCAGATGATACTTACATTTCGGGGCTTATCTCTATGGCAATTGATGCCTGCAGTAATTATTTGGGCTACTCGATTCGCAAAGGGACGGCAAAGTATGGGTTTGACTCATTTACAGGCCAGCCTGCGCTCGTGAATCCCGTGAATGGCCTCAATATACCTTCGGGCAATTATCTGCGCTTAAACACGCGTTGTTTGGCAATTAACTCCGTGAGCTATGTGAACGACTCGCAGTCAGTTGTTGCTTTTGATTCTGGCGATTGGTTGGTTTCACCTGATCCAATGGGCGGGTATTCTCGAAATATCTTTTTTGAAAATACACCATCGAGCATTACGGACGATACAATTAAGTACATTGTTGAAATCTCTGAGGGTTTTAATCCTGTAGGTACGTCAGCGGTTGACCCCGACACCATCCTGCCCGCAACAATTAAACATGCGGCGCTTTTGTTGGTGGCTCAATACTACGACAACAGGCAGGCCATCATTGTGGGAACTATTCAAAGCACGATGGACTTCGGTTTTCACTACTTACTCGATCCGTACAAAATCCAAATCATGATCTAATGAATGCGGGGTTAATGGACGTTTTGGTAAGTCTGCAAAGTTACACCGAGACCATAGATACAAACACAGGCGAGAAGCTGCAAACGTGGACGGAATATGCAACCGCCTGGGCGCAGCGTGTTGAGCAGGAAAGTGGTGCCGAGAATGTAAACGCAGACCGCAGAGAACATAAGCAAATTGTCATGTATACAATCCGTTTCAATTCTGCCGTAGGCGTTAAGCACAGGGTGGTTGATGACAACGGAGCGCACAACATTGTTAACATTGCCAACCTTCAACGCAATCTATATTTGAAACTACAAACCGAATTAACGCAATAATGGAAAAAATCGACGGACTCGCTGAAACCTTGGAAGCTTTAAAGGCTATGGGGGTCAGTGTGAAAAGTCGTAAACTCCAGCAAGTTTTAAAGAAAAGCGCTTCGCCAATTATCGCAACCGCCAAATCTTTGGTGCCAGTCGATACAGGCGATTTGCGGGACTCAATCGGTTTTATTAATAGCAAGGACAACGCCAACTTTGATAAGGCTTTGATTGGCTTGCGCAAGGAGTACCACAATAACTATCTAGGCGTGATGTATGAATACGGCACAGTTGAGCGAATCCAATCGAGCACAGGCCGCTATACAGGCGCCATCGCCCCCGTGCGTTTTATGCAAAGGGCCGTCGATTCAAACGCCACAAGCGTCGAAGAAAATATAATGAAAGGCGTTGATCAAATCATTGCCGATTTAGCAAAGAAAAATAATTTAATATACAAATAACCATGGCAATCTCTGGACCAGTAAACGGCA